ATCACGCACGCAAAAGCGGAGGCCCGTAAGGTCCGAGTTTTTGCAGGTGCCCCCTTTGATGCTTCTATTGTAGGCAGAAAGTATTTCTTATCTTTTGTGCGTTTGATGCAGAATAATAAAGAATTATTTGAAGCTGCCCCTGGAACTAACGCAACTTCTCCTGAGTGGACGAAGTGGCGCGAATATATTACGAAGCACGGGGATGGTCAGATTATTGAAGGTGATTTTGCCGATTATGATAAGAACATGTTTGCTCTCATTATTTTGAAAGCTTTTGATGTTATCCGCGCTATTTTAGCGATGGGCAAATACACCGAAGCAGACCTTAGAGTTGTAGCGGGAGTTGCAGAAGATACTGCTTTTCCCTTCTATGACTTTTTTGGAGATTTGGCTATGTTCTTTGGGACTAATCCCTCAGGACATATTTTAACTGTTATTATTAACAGTTTAGCTAACAGCATTTATATGCGTTATTGTTATGCCACTTTGTCCCCTCATAGGTCTGCCCATGATTTTAAGAAGAATGTCTCACTTGTTACCTATGGAGACGATAATATCATGGGAGTATCACCTGATTGCTCTTGGTTTAACCATACATCGATCTCTGCGACTTTGGCTTCAGTAGGTGTTAAATACACCATGGCTGATAAGAAAGCTAAGTCTGTCCCTTATGTTCATATTGATACATGCTCCTTCCTTAAGAGAGGGTGGCGATGGGATGCAGATGTTGGTGCTTACCTAGCAAAGCTAGATGAGAAATCTATCATTAAGAGTTTGATGATTCAGGTTTCGAGCAAGTCAGTTCCTCCCCAAGTGCAGATTGTATCTGCTATGTCGAGTGCCCAACGTGAATATTTCAATTATGGCAGAGACAAATTTGAGGAAATGACTGCTTTTCTAAAGAGCATCATTCAAGAGTGCGATTTGGACGTTTACGTTCAAACTAGTACTTTTGTGACGTGGGAATCCATCTATAAGGACTTCTGGGAGAAGCCTAAGACGGAAAGACCCATCGTCGTGGCAGAATAAGTCAC